CTCATGATCTTTCTAAGGATGATGTGATTGTCGGCAAGAACTCTGGCACCGTAGCAACTATCAATAAAATTGATGAAAACACCGGTATCTTTGAGGTTGATTATTCTCTTGAGACCAACAATGGTTGGTCAGATGATATTGGCAAATTGAATGTTGATTATCAAGTAGTTCAAGATAATGATTACTATCAGAACCTCTCTTACAGTATTAAGAGTCCAATTGAATTTGAAAAATGGGTAAATCCTGTTAATAGAATTCTTCATTCTTCAGGATTAAAAAACTTTGCAGATACTGGAATTACAACTGAAGGAAAAGTTTCTGCCGCCACGAGCACCTCTGCAAATAGCACTGCTCTTATTGACATCATTAATGTGAATGCAAATGGAACCACTATGAGAGTTGATGCAATCAACTTCTTTGATTTTGGTATTGATGTTGATGCTTCTAACAACAAATCTAAGTTTATTAAGTTCCAGAATAAGAGACTTTCTGACTACATCGAGTGTAAGACTAATAGAGTTCTTACCATAGACAACTTCAATAGCAAATTCTCAAACCAAGAAAATGCTAACACCACACTATATCGTGATATTGATAGGTTTATTGCTAATGATGGATATAGTAGATATTTGGTTCAGATGATTAAATCTAATAGTAAGGATCTACAAGCAACTGAACTGATTGTTGTTAATACAAAAGATGATGATTTAATCACTGTTGAAAAAGCATCTATCCATAATACGAAAGATGACCTTGCTGATATTGAAGCATTCAAAGATACTTTTGATAACGTTTCACTAAGACTTACACCAGATGATCCTTTTAATGATGACATAGATGTCAAATTTATAAAGAACAACTTCAACACTACTCTTGCAGGTGTTGGCACACAATCAGTTGGATTTGTTAATCTAATTGGAAATAACCTTTCTGTTGGTGTTGGTTCTACGGGATTAGTCTTTGAAGGTTCTTCAAATGGAACTGAGTCTATATTTGCAAATATTGAACTTATTGACACTGTTACTAAGGATAAGACAATTGTTGATATGTTTGTTGATCATGATGGTACTGACACTTATAGATCTGACTTCTTCTTTGACAACAGCACTCTCGGATATTCTCCTAAGTTTATTGGAACTTTCACCAGTAACATTGCATCTGGTGTCCTAAAGTTGAATTTTGAGAATACAGAATCTAATAATGTTCTGGTTCGTTCCAGAATTGTTGGATTCAATACAGTTGGTGCTGGAATTGGAACACATATCTTTAAAGCAAGTGGTCAACCGGATAGTGCCGTTAGAGAGGGTCGTCTTGAAACTAAATTCTCTACGTTCTCTGGAACTGGAATTTCTACAGTTCTGACTTACGTTAAATCAGATGTAACAACAGTTAAATCTACCGCAAAGGTATCTTACGGTAATACTTCTGCGTTACATCAAGTATTGTTTAATCATAATAATACAAATGCTTTTACAGTACAGTATCCACATCTGTCAATTGGCAGCACCATGGGTATTGGTACATTTGGTGCTGAAATTAGTGGTGATAATTTCATTCTAATATTCCATCCAGATCCAAATATTAGTAATGATATTACTGTACAAACGTACAGTGAAATAATTCAAACTGAAAAGGATCTTAATAATATTCCTGCAACTTTAAGTTATGGGTCAGCAAATGAACAATTAAAAACCACTCAGTTTGATTCTGTCAATGGTGATAGAACTAATAAGGTTGATTTTGATGTCAAGCATAATAATGTTACAGTATTTGAAAAACAATTCAATCCTGGTATTTCAACCGTAGTCAATCTTGGTACAGGTGTATTCACAATCGCTGATCATTTCTTCAGTGATCGCGAAAAACTAATATACACACCAAGATCAACTTTCATAGATGGTGCCTATGCTTCCATGGTGATGTCTACAGGTAGTGTTCTTCCATCCACAGTTTATGCTATTAAAGTTAATAATAATGAATTTAAATTGTCCACCAGTAAAACCGGTGCGGCAGTTACATTCAATTCTGCTGGTAGTGGAAATGGACATACTCTTGAAATGGAAAAGAAACTTGAGAAATCTCTAATTACGATTGATGGCGTCTCAAGGTCTCCTTTAGCATTCTCCAACATTAACTATACACTTAGCAATAATGGTGGTTCAATTTCTGTTGGTACAACATACTTTGGTATCTCTGGAATTTCTTCTATTTTACCAGGTGATGTTTTAAAAGTTGATAATGAGTTTGTCAAAGTTAACGCTGTTGGTCTTGGAACTACAACTATTGGTCCTATTACAGGAACAGGTTCTTTCAGTGTTGTCAAAACTGAGAGGGGATTTGTCGGAACCTTAGCAACCACACATACTGACGGATCTACTATCAGAGTGTTCCAAGGTTCTTACAATATGACTAGAAGTAAGATTCACTTTACCGAAGCACCTAGAGGTAATACTCAAGAACTGGTTGATAATAGCAATATTCCATTCCATAAGTCTACTTTTAATGGTAGAGTATACTTAAGAAATGATTATGCATCTAACCAAATTTATGATGATATTACTAGACAGTTTACTGGTATTGGCGCAACATATCGTTTGACTGTTGGTGGTGCTAACACAACAGGTATTGAAACTGGAAGTGGTTTGGTATTCATAAACAATATATTCCAAACTCCAACCACTGATAATAATATTGGAGGAAATTATAGTTTCACCGAAAGTGGTGGTGTTTCTAATGTTGTATTTACTGGAGTAAAAGATTCAAACGATAACCTTGTAATTTCTGAAACTGATGTAAATAAGAATCAACTTCCAAGAGGTGGAATGATTGTTTCTCTTGGATCTACTCAAGGTCTTGGAATAGCCCCTCTGGTTGGTGCATCTGTAACCGCGTTTGTGTCTGGTGGTGTAATTCAGACTATTGGAGCTGGTGCTACTGATATTCTTGGTTCTGGATACCGTGGAACTGTTGCTATTGGAATCACCGATCCAAATCATACTGGTAGTGCTGCCGCTGTCACAGTGACAGTTGGTGCTGGTGGATCTCTTGCATTCAATGTAACGAATGGTGGATCTGGTTTTAGTTACAATCCAACTATCAATATTCCATCACCTTCTTACGAAAATCTTTCAATCGTAGGAGTTTCTCGTCTTGGTCAAGGTGCTACAACGGATACTGGTAGTGGACTTCTTCTCAATGTCGAAGTTGGTGCTGCCATAACCGCAGTTGGAATTGGATCTACTCTATTTGAGGTTAAAAATTTCAAGATTACTAGAAATGGATATGGATTTAGGATTGGAGATAAATTCAAAGCAGTGGGTCTTGTAACTGCTAAGGGTCTCCCCGCGATGGTCCATGAACCTGAATTTGAAGTTTTGAGTGTATTTAATGATAAGTTCGCTGCTTGGCAATTTGGCGAACTTGATTATATTGATTCTATCTCCAATCTTATTAACGGTTCACGTACAAGATTCCCATTAAATTATAAAGGAGAACTCCTGAGTTTTGAAGTTGATAAGAATAATCCAGATTCTTCAGTAATTGATCTTGAGGCAGTTCTACTGATTTATGTTAATGGTGTTATCCAACAACCAAATGTTCACTATCAATTTGTTGGTGGTACATCAATTGTATTCACCACAGCACCAACTTCAAATGACAACATTGATATCTTCTTCTATAGAGGAACAAGAGGGACTGATAGTGTCAGCGTAGACGTAAACACCAGTATTGAACCTGGTGATCTTCTACAAATGCAAAAAACTGAAAATAGTTCATCGCAAGATCCTAGAACAGTTTACAATATTAACAATTCTGATAAGGTAGAAACTAATATCTACGCTGGTTTAGGTATAGATGAAACAAACTTTAAACCACTTAGTTGGATTAAGAATAAAGTAGACCAAACACTTGGTGGAGAACTTGTTAATAAGTCTAGAGATTCTATTGAAGGTCAAGTTTATCCTACTGCAAGAGTTATCGGAGATATCTCCGCATCCGCAACCGAAATATTTGTTGATGACGCTCAATTCTTCAATTATGAAGAAAATGAATCTTCCATCAATATTACTAGTGTCAACGGATTACTTGTAAATACGTCAACTGTGCATGTATCTGCTGCCGTCACTGCTGTAGTTTCCTCAACAGGAACGATTAGTTCTTTGGATGTTACTGAAGGTGGTGCTGGTTATTCTGGTTCTGCAACTGTCAAGATTGCTGCACCAAAAGCAGTTGGTGTTGGTGTTGGTACAACTGCTACCGGCACAGTTGCTATCGTAAATGACTTTATCAACTCTGCATCTGTAACAAATGCTGGTTTTGGATATACGCGCACGGCACCACCACAGGTTCTTGTTTCTACGCCAGCACTTTCCGTTGAAACTTTGACTGGAATTACTGCTGTTGCTGGTTTTGCTGCAACAATAACTGGTATTGCTACAGCAGTTGGAACTGGAGGGAATGCTCTTGCTCTTGCGTTTAGTTTCACAGCATCTAGCACTGCAGGACTTCAAGAAGGTTATCCAATATTTGTCAAGAACACGAGTGTTGGTAATGGCGTTAGATCTATCAACGGATCTGATAATTCAATTGTTGCCATCGGCACAACATTCCTTGATAACATTTACATTATCAACGATCTTCATACAACTGCGACGACTGGAGTTGCTACTTGCAATATCCTCTCCACCACCACACATGCAGGTCTCACTACTACAGGTAGTTTGACAGATCCACGAGGAACACTCTCCTGGGGTAGACTTTCTGGATTTACCAGAGCATCCTCTCCAGTTTCAATTGGTGTCACTGGTTTGAGAGTTGATGCTGGATTATCAACATTCCCCACTATCCAAAGAAGAGGATTCGGTTTGAGAGATAATGGTTCTCTCAGAAAGGACCTGGGATAGTTATAAATACAGAAAAAAGCTAGCAACAATGGCGGCAATTGTAACCGATCAGTTTAGAATATTAAATGCGGGAAACTTTGTAGATTCCGTCACTAGTTCTGCAAACTCTTACTATGTTTTTGTTGGTCTATCCAATCCTTCTATAGTTGGATTTGGAAGAACTACAGACTGGGATACAAACACACCCAGTCCTACCGATAGTATTGATTATACCAATTTTATTGGTGATAATATATCTTTTGGTAAAAAAGTCTCCTCTGCTAATGTAAGAAGACTGGTTAGGAGAGTTGATTGGACTAGTGGAACAAAATATGAGATGTATCGTCACGATTACAATCTCAAAAATCTTTCTGCAACTACCAAGTCTGCAAGACTTTATGATGCGAACTACTATGTAATGAATAGTGAGTTCAAAGTATACACTGTAATTGATAATGGGTCTTCTGGAATTAGTACAACAGGAAACGCTTCCCTTGATGAACCAACCTTTACAGACCTTGAACCATCAAAAGCAGGTGTAAGTGGTGATGGATATATTTGGAAATATCTTTTTACAGTGTCTCCAAGTGACATCATTAAGTTTGATTCTACTGAATATATCTCTCTTCCAAATAATTGGTCAACATCAACAGATGCTCAGATAGTTGCCGTTAGAAATAATGGTGATTCTGATACTAATGAAAACCAAATTAAAAAAGTTTATATTGATCAACAAGGATTGGGATATTCACAAGGATCACATGAAGTTAATATTTTAGGTGATGGTACTGGTGGTAAAGTAATTGTTGATGTAGATGTAAACGGAAAAATTACAAATACAGTCGTTTCTTCCGGTGGTAAAAACTATAGTTATGGAATTGTTGATCTTGGATCTATAAATTCTAATTCTAGTACTAAAGCAAAACTAATACCAATCATTCCACCATCAAAAGGTCATGGTCATGATCTTTATAAAGAACTTGGTGCAGATAAAGTTCTTGTTTATGCAAGGTTTGATGATTCGACTAGAGATTTTCCAACTGATGTAACTTTCGCACAAATAGGTATTGTAAAAAATCCAACTTCTATTGGATCTACTACTATTTTTACTGAAAATCAGTTCTCCTCTTTGGGTGCATTAAAGTTCACATCAGTTACTGGAACAGTATCTGTTGGTGATAAGATTAGTCAAAGTGTTACTGGTGGAAAAGCAGTTGGATTTGTTGCATCGTTTGACAACGAAACCAAAGTATTGAAGTATTTCCAAGATAGAAATGCTTTCTTCAACCAAACAACATTTGATCAAACAGATTATATTGGTGTTTCTACTAACGGTAATTTGTATGCATTTGCCTCAAACACAAATGCTGTGACTACCACTGGAGGATTTTCCGGTTCTATTGATACTGGATTTACCGGTATTACTACAAATCCAACGGGAACAAAACTTATTTCAATTGGCACTCAAATCACAAATGGTATTGCCAATCCTGAGATAAATAAAAGGTCAGGAGATGTTGTCTATATTGACAATCGTCCAGCAATCTCCAGAAATTCAAGACAAAAAGAAGACGTTAAAATCATCCTGGAATTTTAAACGATGCCACAGAAAACTAATCTCAATATTAATCCTTATTTTGATGATTTCGATAAGGATGATAATTTTTACAAGGTTTTATTTAAACCAGGATTTCCAGTTCAAGCTAGAGAACTGACGACTCTGCAGTCAATTCTGCAGAATCAAATAGAGTCTTTTGGAAGTCATATGTTCAAAGAGGGATCAATGGTGATCCCCGGAAATGTCATATATGATTCGGAATATCCTGCGGTAAAGTTAAACGGAGATCATCTTGGTATTGATATTTCGGTTTATGGTAAGAACCTTGTAGGAAAGAGATTAAAAGGTCAAACATCGGGTATTGTTGCTAAAGTTGACAAATTTGAAAATGTATCGGAATTAACTGGTATAACAACCCCATCTATTTTTGTAAAGTATGTTGAGTCTGGAGATAATAACCAAATTGAACCCTTCCAGGATGGTGAAGTTTTAATCACTCAAGAATCTTTCACTTATGGTAACACCTCTATCAATGCTGGTGAGACTGTAGCATCTCTTGTTTCTGAAGATGCCACATCAGTCTCCAGTTCAGTATCAATTGGTTCTGGAGTATACTTCATTAGAGGGACTTTTGTAGATGTTTCTACTGATAAAATATTTTTAGATCCATATTCCAATACGTCATCGTATAGAGTTGGTTTAACTATTAATGAAGAAATCATCACAGCGAAAGATGATGATTCTTTATATGATATTGCCAAAGGATTTTCAAACTTTGCTGCACCAGGAGCAGATAGATTAAAAATTAGTTTAACATTATCTAAAAAACTTTTAACAGATAATGATGACAAGACCTTTGTAGAACTTGTTAGAGTTCAAGATGGTGAATTAAAAAGAATTGAAAATAGATCAAATTATAATTTAATTAGAGATTATTTTGCTCAGAGAACTTTTGAAGAGTCGGGTAACTATTCTCTTGATAACTTTGATATTGAAGTTAGAGAGTCTTTGAATGATAGACTTGGTAATGAGGGAGTATTTTTCTCAAATCAATCTACAGACGATGGAAATGTTCCATCTGAAAATCTGATGGGGGTTTCTGTTTCTGCAGGAAAAGCATATGTAAAGGGATATGATGTAGAAAATCAATCTACTAAAATTATTGATGTTGAAAAACCAAGAGACACTAGAACAATCTCTAATTCATTAGTTCCTTTTGAAATGGGAACACTGATTCGCGTCAATAATGTTCAAGGAACTCCATTATTTGGTGTTAATAATAATAGTAATGTTGTAAGACTTCAGGGTCGAAGAAGAGGTACTTCCACAACTGCTGCCACTGGCACGGAAATTGGTCAAGCTAGAGTATACAATTTTAGTCTTACAGATTCTGCTCAAGTAAATCTTTCTACTTCTTGGGACTTATATGTTTTTGATGTTCAAACATATACAACTATCAGTTTAAATGAAAACGCACTAACTGCTGACATCCCCGTCAGTTCTTACATTAGAGGTGTAAGTAGTGGTGCTTCTGGATATGTTCAAAGTGCTCCTGGTGGCACTACCAACATTACCCTGATGCAGACATCAGGGACCTTCATAGTTGGTGAGCAACTTTTAATTAATGAGAGTAAAGAAATTTCTCGTTCAATTACAAGTCTGACTACTTATGGTATTGAAGATGTTAAGTCTGTTTATCAGGACTCTACATCACTTAATTCAGAACTCAAGAGAGATTTTATTGCTGATACTATTCTTGAGAGGAGACTTCCTACTGGATTTGGTATAGCAGATACCGTTCGGATTAGCACTGCTGGTGCTATGACTTGTCCTGGTAAATTCTTCAATAATATCAAAGTTGGAGATATTGTCAGATATCAAATCGCTGGAACTAGTGACGAAACGTTTAACAGAGTTTCTGCTGTAAATTCTGCTAAAACACAAGTTACTTTAGTTGCCGAGCAAGATAGAACTAACGTTTGTGATGGTGGTCTTCCGGGATCAACTTTTACGGGAACATTTACATTAGGTGTGCCTATTGTTAGAGAACGTGGTGGTTTGTTTGCACCTCTTGAAGAACAAAATGTTTCTTCGGTTGATTTGGGATCCTCTAATCTTTTAGTTTCCAGTCAAATTAGAGAGCAGTCAACAAGTTCTACTGGATCACTGTCTATTAACGTATCTGCGACTGGAATCAGTAGTTCCCTCTTTGAATCTTTTGATCAAGAAAGATTTAGTATTCATTACAATGATGGATCTATCGAAACTTTAACTGGTGATCAGGTATCTCTCAGTTCCTCAGGTCAAGTAATTAATTTTACAGGACTTACTGCATCACAATCTAGTAATGTAACAGTTAACACAACTGTTAAAAAAATTGGTATTACCAATAAAGATAAAGTTTACACGAGAAGCACAAAAGTAGAGGTAACTAATTCTGCTAGTGGTGTATCTACATCTATTTCTCAAACCACTCAAAGTGATTTCTATGGAACTAGAATTCAAGATAGAGAAATTTCTCTGAATGTTCCTGATGTTGCAGAAGTTGTCGCTGTTTATGAATCATTAGGAACATCTACTCCAACTTTAGATTCTCTTGAATTTCCTGCAGGATTAGCACTCAATACAGCGTCAATTTTAGGAGAAAGAGTAGTTGGATCTACAAGTAATGCAATCGCTCAAGTAGTTACAAGATCTTCAGCAACTAAAGTTGAGATAGTTTACCTTACTGAGGATAAATTTAATGTTGGTGAGAATGTAAGATTTGAAGAGTCTAACCTTACTGCACCCTTACAAGTAATTGGACTTGGAAATTACGAAGATGTTACCAATAACTATACTCTTGATACAGGTGTCAAAGAACAATTCTATGATTATTCAAGAATTGTACGAAAAGAAAATATAAATTATAAACCATCTAGAAAACTATTAATAATTTACAATCACTATACAGTTCCCACTAATGATAGTGGTGATGTATATACAGTGAATTCGTATGATGCTGCCAGATTTAAATTTGATATTCCCGAGGCAGGAAATTTAAGAGCATCTGATACCTTAGATTTTAGACCTAGAGTTTCTGATTTTACTTCTACATCACTTTCTCCTTTTGACTATACTGCAAGAACTTTTGCTACAACGGGAACTAATCCAACGTTACTAGTTACACCAAACGAAAGTTCTTTAGTTGGATTTAGTTACTATCTACCAAGAATTGATAAAGTAGTATTCACCACTCAAGGAAATATTGCTGTAATAAAAGGAACTAGTGCCGAGAATCCAAAGGAACCTGAAATTAGTGGTGATATGATGGAATTGGCAAAAATTGAGTTGCCAGCATATCTTTATAACACTTCTGATGCAGTATTGACTTTTACTGATAACAGAAGATATACGATGAGAGATATTGGAAAGATTGAGGATAGAGTTGAAACTTTAGAAACTCTTACGTCACTTTCTCTTCTTGAACTTGATACTAAAACATTCCAGGTTAGAGATGCTGATGGTTTAGATAGATTTAAATCTGGTTTCTTTGTTGATGACTTTGCCGACAATCAAAGAATGGAAGATAAGTCGGAGTCTGGTGTCAAGAATAATGAATTAGGAACACCCGTTGATTATTTCACTCTCAAACCAGAAATTGCTACAGGTCTTCCAACCGCTAGTATAGATTTTGGATTGAACTTTGACCTTCTCGATCCAAATACTCAAAAGACTGGTGATTTAATTACACTTAAATATGATAATAAAGGATGGATCAAGCAACCACTTGCATCTAGAGTTGAGAATGTAAATCCATTTAACATGGTTGCATTCACAGGTAGAGTAAATATTTCTCCAGCTAGAGATAGTTGGACAAGGACAGTTACGGTTGATGGTGGAACAAGGGTTACTAGAGTATCAACTGATCCCTTTAGTGGTAGACAAGGGGGGAGTTCTAGTATCAGTACTGTTTCGGAGGGTAGAACTGCCGATACACATATCAGATCTAGGAATGTACAATTTGCAGCAACTGGTTTAAGACCTCTTACTAGACACTACAATTTCTTTGATAGTACCACAGATTTGGATGTAATTCCAAAACTAACAGAAATTAGTATGACATCTGGTGTATTCCAGGCGGGAGAAACTGTTAGAGGATTTATTGGTTCTAGACAATTGTTCTCGGCAAGAATCTGCAATCCGAATCATAAGTCAGGTCCAATAACTAATCCGTCCACAAAATATAGTTTAAATCCATATAATAGGAGTTTAGAACTTCCTGAAGTATATTCTGCATCCTCCACAGTTCTAAACATTGACATTAATTCTCTAATGGAAGATGTTCTTGGAACATTCAATGGACGTATCGCAAAAGATATGGTTCTTCTTGGAGTAACAAGTGGAGCACAAGCAAAAGTTGCGGACATTAGATTAATTACTGATACCTTTGGTGATATAACAGGATCTTTCTTCTTTAGAGATCCATTAGCTTCTCCAACACCAGCAGTTACATTTACCACAGGAGAAAAGACTTTCAAACTTACATCAAGTTCCTCTAATGCCGAACCTTTACCTGGAAGTTTGAAATTCAGTGTTGGTGAAGGAACTTATACTGCTAGGGGCACTGTAGAAACAGTTAGAAGAACTAGAAATATTACAGAATTTTTCCGCAGACCAAGACCTCCTGTTGAGGATAGTGGTGATCCTTTAGCACAATCTTTCACAGTAGATGAAACTGGAGCATTCCTCACAAAACTTGATGTATTTTTCGGTAGTAAAGATGAAAATGAAAAAATAAGATGTGAAATTAGAACTATGGAGTTGGGTCTACCAACAAACATATTAGTTGCTGATTACGCACAAGTAACTCTTGAACCATCTCAAATTAATGTTTCAAGTGATGCTACAGTTCCAACCACATTTACTTTCCCCTCACCGGTATATCTTGAACCAAGCACTGAATATTGCTTTGTTCTCTTTGCAGCAACCACTAATGAATATGAAGTTTGGGTTGCAAGAATGGGAGAAAAGACTGTAAATCTGTCTACTCTTCCCGATGCTGAAAGTGTTATTGTAACAAAACAGTATGTTGGAGGTAGTTTATTTAAGTCTCAAAATGGAACTATCTGGACTCCAAGTCAGTTTGAAGATATTAAATTTGAACTGTATAAAGCGAACTTTATTACGGAACCTGGAATTGGTTACTTTAACAACCCCTCTCTTGAGAACGGAAGTGATTTAACCGAAAAACTTATCAGTAATCCAGTTAAAACTCTTCCAAGAAAACTGAAGGTTGGAATTACAACAACCTCTGCGATGGATAGTATCCTGACAATTGGCAAAAAGGTCAGTGATAATACATCTTCTACCGCTATTAGTGGTAATATTGAACAAGTTGGTGGCAATATTGCTAATACAACAGGCAATTTGGTGGGTGCTGGATATAGTAATGGAACTTATAACGGAGTCAATTTCTACTCTATCACTGGATCTGGATCTGGAGCTATTGGTATTGTTACAGTTTCTAGCAATACAGTTTCTGGAAATCCACATGTCACAACTGCCGGTAATGGATATGTTGTTGGTGATGTTTTAGGAATTACAACCTCTGATGTTACTAAAGGACGTGGAGCACAGTTCTCAGTCAAGAATATCACAGGAAAAGATACTCTATATCTGACTGACGTTCAAGGTGAAGAATTTACTGCAGATCAAAATTTGGTTGTTTACAGTTCTTCTGATGTTGCAGTAGCGTATGCTAATACAACAATTAGAAATTCTAGTGTAATTAGCAATCTCTATGATGGTAGAGTTCTTGAAGTTCAACAAACTAATCATGGTCTTCACGCTGATAACAACGTTGTAGTTCTAGCAAATATTGAACCTAATACAACTCCAACCACTCTTAATGCAGCATTAGGATTGAGTGATACAACTATCTCTGTTGCAAATACTTCACTTTTTGCAACATTTGAAGGTATTTCCACTTCCACTGGATATGCCAAGATAAACAATGAGATTATTTTCTACAATTCAATCTCTGCGGGAGCTGGCGGTGCTGGGACACTTGGAATTGGTACTAGAGGAATTGATGGTTCTCTTAAGAGATCACACGATCTCAACGATCAAATCTTCACTTATGAATTGAATGGAATTTCACTTCACAGAATCAATAAGCAGCATAATATGCCTAGCGATTCGACTTTAAAGAGTGCTAGAGATTTTGATACTTATCATCTGCAAATCGACCGTGGATCTAGAACAACTGGAGACAATCAACTTAGTTTCACTGATGAAAATAGTATCGGCGGTTCAGTCGTATTCTCCTCCTCCAACATTCAGTTTAATGAGGTAACTCCAAGATTGAATGTATTTACACCGGCAGAAAGCACCACACTCACTTCTCAAATTAGAACTGTTAGTGGAACTAGTGCTGGTGGATCTGAGGTATCATTCATCGATCAGGGATATGAAAATGTTTCTCTTAATAACGAGAATCGTATGAGCACTGCGAGAATGGTTGCTTCTAGAATTAATGAGACTACTAGATTGTCATCTCTTCCAAATAGTAAATCTTTTACTCTTGCAGTTAGCATGAATACTACGGATCCAAATCTGTCTCCAGTAATTGATGTACAAGGATCCGGAATTCTGTTTGGTAGAGATAGACTCAACAACCCAATTTCTGATTACTCAAATGATGGTAGAGTCAATTCTCTTACAGAGGATCCTCATACAGGATATTATATTTCTAAGAAAACAGAACTTGCACAACCAGCAACATCTCTAAAAGTTATCGTTTCTTCTTATCGTCACTCTTCGGCAGACTTTAGAGTTCTTTATGAACTCTTTAGAGTTGACTCAAATGGTATTGAACAATCATTTGAATTATTCCCAGGATTTGATAACTTAACAGATACAAATGGTGACGGATTTGGTGATGAGGTAGTTGACTCCATTCTCAATAATGGTAGACCAGATGCATTTGTTCGTGCAAGTGCTGATGATGAATACATAGATTATCAGTTTAGTGCTGATAATCTTGCTCAGTTTAATGGATTTAGAATTAAAATTGTTATGAGTGGAACAAATGAAGCTAAAGCACCGAGATTCAAGGATTTCAGAGTTATTGCTCTTGCATGATGAAAAAAGTCAAAGATCATAAGCACCTGTATCGAACAGATACGGGTGCAGTTGTCAATACTGATACAACTAGTTACAATGAATATGTTAAGATGAAATCTAACCGTAATCGTCAAAAACAAGAACTTGATGAAATGCGGAAAGATATAGACGAAATCAAGTCCCTTCTCACGGAGTTTATCAATGGATCCCGATCAAATCAAACTTGAAACGATGTCTAAAATGTTTGCTTATGAGCAACAGGCTAGACTGATTGACGAGTGTGATAATATTGGTGAACTTCAAAACATTTGCAAATCTTACGCAAAACTGTATTTCAAACAACAAGAAGTTGTCAGTGTAATAGGACTGCCCTCCTAAATACTTAAAATACCTTTGAAAAATGGCAGTATACGTCAGTAATATTCAAATTGATCAAAGCACAGACTTTAGTCAGGTCTTCACACTTGAAGATGGACAATCTAACTCTGTCTTGAATCTGACTAATTATACTTTCAAATCACAAATGAGGAAGCATCCAGGTGCAACCTCGGGTGTCACTACATTTACTTCAACGGTTTATGGTGCTGCATCTAATGGTCAGGTAAAACTTGGATTGACTACATCTCAAACTGCTAATTTAAAAGATGGTAGATATGTTTATGATGTTGTAATGACCGATAACACTGGTACGATGTCAAGAGTGATTGAAGGTATGGTCCTAGTACGCGCTGGAGCAACGAAATTCTAATGGCGAATATTAGAGTCAAAACCAATAACAATACTACGACTGTTAGAGTCGGACAAACAAACGCTGTAAAAGTAGTAGCATCAAATCAATCTGCTTCTGTTGGAACCGTTGATAATATGGCAAATGTTGGTGATGTAAACACTAATGCTAGAGCAAACAACACCTTTTTGATGTTTGATGGTTCTGAGTACATTCATGTCCCGGCACATCAAATTGTTGATCTTGCAGATGGCAGTGATGATGAAGCATATGACGCTGGAACTTTTTAATAGTAGGTAATTTTTTAACTAAATACATAAAAAGGTAAGAATTTTTCAAGATGGCTGCTCCTGTATTACAGTTCAAGAGAGGTCTCTTTAGTAATTTGCCAGCATTGAGGGCAGGTGAGCCAGGTTTTACAACCGACAAATACGACCTATACGTCGGTATTGACTCGACGACTTCAAACAACCAATTCGTAGGTTCCGGGAGATTCTGGACTATTGAAGGTGCTACCAGTGGATCTGGTGTAAACCTTGTAGAAGGCACGAATAACGGTACAAGTTATATCACACTTGCATCTCCGGCATCTTTGGCCGGAATTGTAACGTACTATTTCCCCGGAACTCAAGGTGGTGCGGATAGTGTTCTTACTAATGACGGAAGCGGAAACTTAAGTTGGGGAAGTGGTTCTGCAGATCCAGTCTTTACAGGTATTGCTACATTTAATACATCTCTTGTAGATATTAATAGTAGTGTAAATATTTCGGGTTTCACAACCTTTTCAAATACTACCGATAATACTCTTGGTAATGTTAACACTGGTAGTGTTCAACTTGATGGTGGTCTTGGTGTTGCCAAGAACGTTACTGTTGGTGCAAACTTAAACGTTCAGGGATATGCCGAATTTGTTGGTGTAGCAACATTCAGGGGTGGAACAATCAACCTTGGTGATGCTGATACTGATGATATTAACGTCGGTGGTGAATTTATTTCAAGTCTTGTTCCTAACGCAGATAAATCTGTTGATTTAGGTGAGTTTGATAAGCAGTGGAGAGATGTCTATGCTGGTGGTTCTGTTTATGGATACGAAAGTTTAGTAAGCACTGAAGCTGCAAATACTACAGTTACATACACTGTTACTGTTGCTTCTAAGACTGCTAACCACAGATATAACGGTAGTGGATCTAGTTCCGGATATTTTATTGATGGATCTGAGTCTCCATTTATCACTCTTGTTCCTGGTGTAACTTATCGCTTTGACCAGGCAGCAGGTTCTAATAGTGGTCACCCACTTCGCTTCTATCTAGAGGCACAAAAAACTACACAGTACACCACAAACGTAACAACCAACGGCACTGCTGGTAGTGCTGGTGCTTATACTGAAATTACAGTAACTGATACAACCCCCCAGGTTCTTCACTATCAGTGTTCTGCCCATGGTTTGATGGGTAATGCTGTTGCCACACAGTCTAACGTAGTTCATAACAACTTCCAAGCAACTTTCCTGGAAGGAATTACCGTAACCGGTGTTTCTACCTTCACCGGTCAAATTGATGGCAATGGTGGTGCTAACATCTCTGGTGCTGAAACAGTTCTTTCTTCCGCAACTGTTAGTGACCTGACAGATAACAGAGTTGTTATTGCCGGTTCTTCCGGTGCTCTTGAAGATAGTGCAAATCTTACATTCAATGGTTCACTCCTTACAGTAACTGGTGATGCAACCATCACCGACTCTATTGCAGTCACTAAGGACGCTGTTGTTAGTGCTGGTTTAACCGTTACTGGTGCTATTGATGGTAATGGGGGCGCTAACTTCTCTGGTGCAGAAACAGTTCTTTCGTCCGCAACTGTTAGTGACCTCACAGATAACAGAGTTGTTATTGCTGGTACTTCTGGTGCCCTTGAAGATAGTGCAAATCTTACCTTTAATGGCACCACCCTCGCAGTTACCGGTGCTGCTACAGTTGATAATTTAAGTCTTGACGCTAATACACTTACAACCTCTACTGGTGGATTAACTCTTGATTCTGCTAGTGGTACGACTACAGTTGCTGATGATTTAACCGTCAATGGCACATTCACCGTACTGGGTTCTCAATCTATTATCAATACGGAAACCTTAAAGGTTGAAGACTCTCTGATTGAAGTTGGTCTTGTTAACAGTGGTGGTTCTCTCGTAGCACCTTCTTCAGATGCTAATATTGACGTTGGTGTCGTATTACATTATTACAGTGGTTCTGCTAAGACTGCTTCCGTATTCTGGGATGATAGTGCTGGAAGAATTGTTGTTGCTGACGAGGTAACTGAAAGTAATAGTGTGATGGGAAGTATCTCATACGCTAATCTTGAGATCGGAGCACTGACTGTTAGTGATTGTCAAGGAAACAGTCAAGCAGTTATTTCTTGTAGTGGATCTACGAGAAGTCTGGAAAATATAACTGTAGATGGTGGATCGTTCTAAGATTAAAGACAACTTATAAATACAGGTGGGCGAGTCCCACCTTTTTTTATATCAATTATGAATGAGAATGAGATTAAAAATTTGATAGTAACCTATCAAAAGAAACTGAATGATTTTTTATCCCAATCAATTGCTATGGAAGCAAAGGTTCTAACTTTAACTCAACAAGTAGAATCTTTAACATCAAAAATTACTGAACAAGAGAATGAGTTGGTGAAGTTGAGAAAATCCAAAAGAACTACTAAAAATATAGACTCTGAGGCATTCTAATGGCAAAACCGTCAACACGCCAAGGGCTGATTGATTACTGTAAAAGACAACTTGGTGCTCCTGTTTTGGAGATCAATGTTGATGACGACCAAATTGACGATTTGGTTGACGATGCTATTCAGTATTTTCAAGAACGTCATTATGATGGTGTTGAAAGAATGTATCTCAAGTATAAATTTACTCAAGCAGATATTGATAGGGGGAGGGCAACTAATAATTCTTCAAGCACAAACACTGCAGGTATCGTAACCACTAGTGCAACATCCACATCAATTAGTGGATATGGAACAACAACTTCCAATTTTTACGAGACATCTAACTTTATTCAAGTACCAGACTCAGTTATTGGTATTGAAAAGATCTTTAAATTTGATACTAGTAGCATTTCTGGAGGAATGTTCAGTATTAAGTATCAGTTGTTCTTGAATGATTTGTATTATTTCAACTCCGTAGAGTTGTTGCAATATGCGATGACTAAGACTTATCTTGAGGATATTGACTTCTTATTAACTCCAGAAAAGCAAATAAGATTTAATAAGCGTCAGGATAGAATGTATCTTGATATTGATTGGGGAAGTATAACTGAGGATGATTTCATCGTTATTGATTGTCATCGTGCATTAGATCCACAAAGTTTTACACAAATTTTTAATGATAGTTTTGTTAAGAGATATTTGACTGCTCTAATTAAGAGACAGTGGGGAGCGAACATGATTAAGTTTGGTGGAACAAAATTACCTGGAGGAATTGAACTTAACGGCAGACAATATTATGACGACGGTGAAAGAGAAATTGCTGAAATTCGTAGTCGTATGGCAATGGAATACGAATTACCACCTCTTGACTTTATCGGCTGATGGCACTTAATCCTTTTTTCTTACAAGGTTCCTTCGGGGAACAAAGATTAGTACAAGAGTTGATCAATGAACAACTCAAAATATATGGTGTTGAAGTAACATATATTCCTAGAAAGTATGTTCGTAAACAGACTATTATTGAGGAAGTACAATCATCTAAGTTTGATGATAACTTCTTACTGGAAGCATATGTAAACACATATGATGGGTATAGTGGTGCTGGTGACATCATGACTAAGTTTGGTGTTAGTCTTAGAGATGAGTTAACAGTTACTGTTTCTAGAGAGAGGTTTGAAGATTTTATTTCACCGTTCTTGGAGGATGAAAGTGATCAAGAAGTTGAAGTTGCAGGAAGACCAAGAGAAGGAGATTTAATTTATTTCCCACTTGGTAAACGTCTATTTGAAGTTAAATTTGTAGAACATGAAAACCCATTTTATCAATTGGGTAAGAACTATGTTTATGAACTTAAATGTGAACTCTTTGAGTATGAAGATGAGGTCTTTGATACCTCTATTGACACCATTGACACAGTTCTTGAGGATCAGGGGTACATCTTAGACCTTACCATGTTCTCAACGGGTTCTGGTGCCACTGCAACAGCATCTGTAGGGACTGGATATATTCAGCAAATATTCTTGGATAATGATGGTTCTGGATTCACAAGCACACCAACAGTTGCAATTACGACAGCACCTTCTAGTGGAACTAACGCTACTGCGGTAGCAATTACAAC